AGCTGGAAAACTTGAAGAAATCAGTGCATCATTTGCAACATCAAGTGATTTGTTTATTGATAAAGTGATTAGTTCAGATCCAATGACCAATACTTCAAATGTATATCTATACAAAGTATTTAAAGAAACTGCTCATAATAATCATCAGTCATGGACTGGATTATCTGTAACAGGTAGTTCAAGTGCATCGGCTGGACAAGATTTTAGAAGTGGAACTGGATATTCAGCACAATATGGTGCAACAGGTGTGGCAGCAACTTGGACAGGTAATAGTGATTACTCTGTAGCAAGAACACCAATAGTAATTGACCAAGGAGCAACAGCAACTCGTGCATTCAATAACTTATTTAGAGTTTATTCATTATCTCACGGAACAAGTGTGAATGAAGAATTTAAAGTATGTATTTTGAACATTAAAGCGGCTGGTTCAATTCCTGGGTCGGATTATGGTGAATTCTCTATACAGGTAAGAAAAAACAACCCTGGACAAGCAGACGACAATATAATCCTTGAACAATTTGATAATTGTAATTTTGATAGAACTTCAAACAACTATTTCGCAAGAAAAGTTGGTGATAGATTTGTCGAAATTGATTCAAATGGTAAATTAACCTATAAAGGTGATTGGCCAAATCAATCTAAATGGATTCGTGTTGGAGATTTTGCAGACCTTAAGAACTTAGCTAAAAATGTAGTACCTTTTGGATTTGAAGCAGTGAGTAATCCTGTATTAGGTTCAAATGTACCTACAATATCATTTAAATCAGATCAGAAAAATAGTGTTGGTGATTTTGACCAAAACGTATTTTATGGTTTTGATTATAAGTTAAAGGATAATAGAGAGTATTTAGCTCCTATTCCTTATAACGCTACCACAGGTTCGAATAGTATATTTTCACTAGCGAATATGAGTGGTGATGATAACGCAGCAGGAGACTTAAATGTTTCTACGGCAGCTAATAGTTCAACTTCAATAACATTATCAAATTCAGACATTGCACAGAGGAAATTTGTAATGCCTCTACAATGGGGATTTGATGGTGATGATCCAACTGTGATTAAAGCTACTGGAAATGATATTTCTGGTACAAACACTCAAGGATTTGATTTATCATCTGCAGCAGCAAGTGGTTCTGTAGCATACAAACGAGCAATCAACGCTATAAGTAACCCTGATGAGTTCGATATTAATTTATTGGCTATCCCAGGTGTACTTCATAGTAAAGGTGGTTCAATTGTACATAGTGCAGTAACCAACCACGCAATTTCAAAAATTGAAGCTCGTGGTGATGCTTTCTATGTATTAGATGGATTTGCATGGAGTGATTCAATTGATAACGCAACAAACGGTATAAGTGCATTAGATACTAATTACGCAGGGACTTATTTTCCTTGGGTTAAAGTAGTTGATTCTGAAACACAATTACCTGTTTGGGTGCCACCTTCAGTTGTTCTACCAGGTGTAATATCCTTTACAGATAAGATAGCACACGAATGGTTTGCACCAGCTGGTTTAAATCGTGGTGGTTTAACTTCTGTTTTAGAAGCTAAAACACGATTAACTCACGCTGAGAGAGATAAACTGTACGAGGAAAGAATCAATCCAATAGCAACATTCCCAGGTCAAGGTGTAACGGTATTTGGACAGAAGACACTTCAGTCTAAACCTTCAGCACTTGATAGGATTAATGTTCGTAGATTGTTGATTGCATTGAAGAAATTCATCGCATCATCCTCAAGATATTTAGTTTTCGAACAGAACACAACAGCAACAAGGAATCGTTTCTTGAATATTGTTAATCCTTACCTTGAAAGTGTACAGGCCAATAGTGGTTTGAACGCATTTAGAGTAGTGATGGACGATAGCAATAACACACCTGATGTTGTTGATAGAAACCGTCTTGTAGGACAGATATTTATCCAACCTACGAGAACAGCGGAATTTATTGTTCTTGACTTCGTGGTATTACCCACAGGAGCATCGTTCCCAGACTAATTCGAAGAATCGAGATAAAAAGCCTCACATTATGTGGGGTTTTTTATTGCCTAATAAAACTTCTAAAAAACTTCTATAAATTGACTCAATTAGAAATTGATTTTTTTTTAATAGTTTGATATTTATATTTGAAGTACAAAAAGTACAACAATTTTAACAATAGGAGAATTGGAAATGCCAGAGTTAATTGATCCTTCGGAAATAATGTTCACACCGTTTGAACCGAAAACTAAAAACCGGTATGTCATGTATATTGAAGGTTTACCAGCATATTTAATCAAAACTGCAGCAAGACCTCAGTTAACATTTGAAGAAATAGTATTAGACCATATTAATGTAAAGAGATACATTAAGGGTAAAGGTGAGTGGCAACCATTAGCACTTACTTTGTATGATCCTATTGTACCTTCCGCAGCACAAGCATGTATGGAATGGGTGAGATTATCCCACGAATCAGTAACAGGTCGTGATGGATACGCAGATTTTTATAAGAAAGATATTACATTTAATTTATTGGGTCCAGTAGGAGATATTGTTGAAGAATGGACATTAAAAGGTGCGTGGGCACAAGATGTTAACTTCAATGATGTAGATTTTGCAAATGGAACAGATCCAGTAGATATTGAATTAACGTTAAGATACGATTACGCAATCTTACAATTCTAATTAGAATTAAAACGGAGAATAACAATGACTGAATGGCTAGCAGCAAATTGGGAATGGTGCCTTTTGGCTTTCTACACTTTAGAAAAAATAGTAAAATTAACGCCGTCTAAAAAAGACGATATTATTTTTGATGCAGTGTTGAAACCAATATGGGAAGCCGTATCCAAGAAAAAGTAATTAAAAATTTTTAGGTTTTTAAACAGTTTTAAAAATAGTTATAAGTAGGTTATAACTCAATCCAATAGGAGTACACATGGCAGAGAATAAATTCCCTACGGAAGTAGTGGATTTGCCCTCAAAAGGATATTTTTATCCAGAGGACAACCCATTATCTTCAGGGCAAATTGAAATAAAATACATGACTGCCAAAGAAGAAGATATTTTAACTTCACAAAATCTTATTACAAAAGGTATTGTGTTGGATAAATTATTGGAAGCTTTGATAGTTGATAAGAAAATCAATACAAATAGTATGTTGATTGGTGATAAAAATGCATTATTTATCGCTGCAAGGGTTCTTGCATATGGTAAAGAATATACTTTTGATTATATTGATAATTTAGGACAATCTAAAGAACATACTCAAGATTTAACTAAATTAAAAGATAAAAAAATAGATTTTTCTAAACAAGAAAAAGGGAAGAATTTATTTAGTTTTAAACTTCCACAATCAGAAAGAACAATTGAATTCAAATTATTAACGGATGGTGATGAGAGGGATGTTACTACGGAATTAGAAGCTCTTGCTAAAGTAAGTGGTGGAGTTTCCAAAGAGGTAACAACACGATTTAAAAAGATGGTAATTTCAGTAGATGGTAATTCTGAACGAGCATTTGTTAATAACTTTGTAGATAATGAGTTTTTCACACAAGACTCACAAGCTTTTAGAAGTCATTATCAAGAAATAACCCCAGATATAGATATGGAAATTGTTATAGATGATGGTGGAGAGGGGGTAGAAATCACCGTCCCTATGACGGTTCAGTTTTTTTGGCCTTCCCTTAAGTTATAAGTTAGAAATACACAAACAAATATTTGATTTAATGTATTATGGAAAGGGTAGTTTTACCTTTCATGACTTATACTCAATGCCAGTCTATTTACGTAGATGGTATCTTCAAAAACTTTCTTCAACATACGAAGAAGAATCCAAACAATTACAAAAACAACAGCAGTCTACAAAAATGCCAAACTTCAAAAAATAAAGATTAGTGATATTTATTAGTAACCAATCTAAGGTATAAAATTAATATGGCAAAATATAGCTACAAAAATGAAAATGTTTTAAATGAATTTTTAGGAAGGATTTTAAAATCTCTTGCAAGCAAATCAGGTAAAAAGGCAGCCGCTTTATTGAAAGCAGACCCTGAAATGCAAAAATTAATGAAAAAGGGAGATGACCTTACTGATGAAATGAGAAAACTAATTCAGAAAAATAAAAAGAATAATCCTGAGTATGCACGTCAAATGGCTGCTATCAGTAGGAGCATGAAATCATAATAATAGTTTTTGTTTTTATTAATTAATAGTTTATATATATTTTCAATCTAAAATAGAGTAAATCAATGGCCATAAGTTCCGCAAAAGAGTTAGACCACAAACGAGAAATAATAAGAGCCACTAAAGAAATTAAGGCTTTAGAGAAAGACCTTTTAAAGTTAAAGGGAAAGGCTGCAGAAGCTGCTCAAAAGGAAATTAGTGCTTTAAAGGAAATAAGAAAGGGTGAAAGAGAAGTATTAAAAGGTTATCAGGCAGTAACTGAAGAATATAGAGATCAAATAGATTTGGGTATGGTTTTACAGAAGTCTCTGAGGAAAGAAAAGGGGATTGTAGAATCTTTAGAACATAATCAATTCATGTTATTAAAATATGGTAAGTCTAAAGCTAAACTTCATGTAAAAGTAGCTAAGGCTTTATCCCTAGAAGTAGATAATACTGCAACTATACAAGCAAATATAGAAAATATAGGAACTGCAGAATATCAAAATTTAGATTTAACTAAACAGATCCTTAATATGAGAAAACTTCAAGCTCAAACTGGTGATGAACTACTTAATATTACAATCAAAAATTTAGTGAAACAACAAAATTTAAATGAACAATTAAAGAGAATGCATGATATATCTGAAGCAACAGCTGAACAATTTTTAAAACCAGTAAAATATATGCAAGAGTTGGTTGGAAAAATACCTATAATTGGTGGGCTATTATCTAAAATGATTCCTATAGATAAGTGGGAAGATGATATAAAAAAGAAAATTGGCGATAGTGTTAAACGGGCATTTAATATTAAAGAACCAGAGGTGCCATTAGACGAGCATCAAGCGTTATTAGACTATAGAAAGTCGGGGTTAGCTTTTCAAGGAGTATCATTAGACGCATATAAAACAGAACGAGGTATTCAGAGTGATATATCTCACGAAACAGGTGAACAGGCAAAAGGACTTAAAAAGGCAAATGTGAAGATGCTTGCTTTATCTGGGGTAGCTGCATTAGTATTAGGTGCAGTGGTTAAAATGGTAGCGGGAATGTTTAAATTTGCAAATGAAACTGGATTTAGTTATGCTCAAACAGTAAAACTCGGTGGTGCACTTGCAGTAAATGCCGAAGCTGTTAAGGCAATGACAGCTGAATTTGGTAATATAAATGATATAACGGTTGTGCACGCAGCTCAGATGTTACGACTTAGTAAACAATATGGAATTCAAGAAGTACATTCTGCAAAAATATTAAAATTACAAACTGCAACAAGTGGTAAGTCAAAAGAACAATTATTGACTGTTCAAAGAGAAGTTGCCGATATGGCAAGACTTGAAGGTGTATCACCCGCAGCAGTATTTGAATCAATGGCAGCCGATTCTGAAGCATTTGCTAAATTTACAAAAGATAGTGGTAAAAATTTAATGAAAGCGGCTATACAAGCGAAGAAACTTGGTTTAGAAATGAGTGCAATAACTGGAGCAGCAGAAGGATTATTAAATCTTGAAGATTCTCTTACTAAACAGATGGAAGCTTCAGTATTATTAGGTAGAGATATTAATCTTGATAGGGCACGGTCATTAGCACTTGCTGGAGACATTA